CTTTAACTGCAGACACGATTCTCTCCTGTTTAATTAAAATACCACTCTTTACTTTTGCGTATTTCCGATTGGACGAGTTAAACGACTTTAAATACGCTTCTTGAGGAGATAACCCATTGGCTAAGTACTTTGCGAACAAAGCTTCTTGGGCGGTGAGGTTCTTTCGTTCCTTCACCGAATCGAGATGATTGCGACTTCCACCAAACGAATAAATGTTTTTTCTTCGATCGGTATCCATCTTTGTATTGGCAGAACAAATAAATGTTCCTGTACAAGTGCCTACATAACGGACTTTTTTCTTACGATGCAACATTTCGCCTGCACGCAAGATTTGTATGACACATCCATCGTCAGCAGTTACCCATTCTCCGATTCCTGAACTTCGCCAGTCAGAGTTGATAGGTAAACCTACTGGTATTTCGTCTACATACTCGTAAACGTAATTCTTTTGCTTCTTAACAACGTATTCACGCATCTCCCATCAAACCACCAGCAATATCTGCAGCACTGAACAACGCATTGACAACCTTTTGCTCTAATTGAGGAAGGTTTTCAACAAATTGAGTGTTCATGGATACGGATATTTCTTTTTGGGCGGTTTTGGGATCCAAGTCTACAATTTTCTGTTTTATTGAGGAGATTTCCTCTTTGTCTTCATCGTAAACTATGGTTAAGGAGTATTTTTTCATAACCAAACTTATAAAAGAAAAACTATAAAGTGTTGAAAAAAAAATAAAACTTGACTTTCAGGTGTATAACCCTTAGCTTGAGCGCGTCCTTGAGCGCAAATCTAGCGTCCTTTTCGCATAGATTTTGCGAGTTTCTCAAGGTTTTTTTTACAAAAAAATAAGCAACAGGAAAAGAACTTGGACACTTCTACCCACTTATATAGCACTACCCGTGCGCCTAATCCAACCCAACTTTCAAAAATTGTAGCATTTTGATATGGGGCTAGAATGGTCTCGGTACCCCCTTTGGTTGGGATATGAGTTCCCAATTTTCGTTAATTATGAAAGCAACATAAAAAGGAGACAGTTATGTCTAAAGCTAAATCAAAGATGGTTCTATTTAAACTTTACCCTAACCTTATGAGTGAGACCAATCCTAACGGTGACGGTACTTGGAAGTTTGGACCAGATAATCAAGGAACCACATTCGACTTCGGTAATGGTTTCGATGTCACAGAGCAGGTACTCTACCAAGACGCCAACAAGAACTGGATCAGCAACGCCAACACTACCGATTACAGTGGTTGGAAGAGAACTAGGCTCACATTACCTGTAGAATTCATAGGTATGAGTGAAGAAGAAGTCATCAAAGCTGGCTTCACCAAACAAATCATGGTAGATGTACTTAAAGACAAGATTACACTTGGTGATGGTATTGAACCCGTTGAGTAATCACAGCCCTTCGGGGCTTTCTTCACACATAATACCACTATTATAGCCACACATTGGTTAAACAGTCACCTTCTAGGCTTCACCGCATCGAGGCTTGGGAGGTGGCAAAACATTTGGAGTTACAAATGACAAACAACTTAGGAAATCTTATCGTGAATGTGTTCTACTACCTAGCAAAGACTATGTACTTCGGAACACTCGTAATCCTAACCAATATACTTCTCGGTGCTATACGCATGGTAAAAAAGGTGGCGAAATGAAATATAAAAAACCAGAAGAATTAAGTTTATTACAATTATTACAAGCTATGAATGGTATGCAAAGACATTATAAAAAGAAAGGTTGGGATATAAATAAATCATCAAAATATGCTCTTTATATGAACCATCTACTATATGGAAAAAATAAGGATAACAATGCATAATACTACTAAACAACACAGTGGTGCGTTTATACGAAAGATCGGTGGTTGGGGCAAATACTATGAATATCTCAAGTCACAAAAGACGATACAAAGATCTGCTCCAAAAATAGGTCGCAATAGCCTTGTCACTATAAAGAAAGGCGATGCAGTAAATGTGCTAAAGTATAAGAAAGCACAAAAATATTTGAATCAAGGTTGGACACTTGATAAGTAATAAAACATTATTGGCTAAGATTAAAACGAGTCGGTGGCGTAAATAGACATGGTATGTTAGGTAGGTGCTAGACACTTTGTTAACCTCTGGTATTGGAGAACTATAACACGAAATGATTTATCATTGGATTACCAATCTCCAACACGCCTCTTAGCCAAAGTATTAAGACTTTGAAACATAGTCTATAAACAGTTTCGCAAAAGCAACAGATCATAAAATACAAACCAAAGGAGTTACAATGGAACATCAAGCCCTTGCATCAATGACCATTTATATGGCAATTGGTGTAATGACTGCAATGGTCGTAATGCCAATCTATATTGACATATCAGATCATTTCAGACACAAAAGAACAGTCAAACAGTTACAAACCGAACTAGCAACCAAGATAAAATGCAACGGTTGTAGTAACTACATACCACAGAAAGAAATGTTTGATCTTACATCATGCATTGATTGTTTTGAATTACACTACTTTGCCCAACACTCGGAGGAACCTTACAATGGCTAAATCATACTATTTATTAAAACAAATCTTTGAAAACGATACAATTCGCAAGACAAAGAAAGTTGGTAGGAAATATGTTCATTTCACATTGCCGAATGGATTTCCTGTTAAAGTGACTCACAATAACTACAGACTATACAATGGAGGTGTGTTATGAAAAAAACAACCTATGTAAACATTGAACTCAAATACTCCTATGATGAAGATGGTAATCGTGTGTTTCAAGTGCCTGAAGCTGGTCAGATCAAAGAACAATTGTGTGAAGGTTGGGATGTGGATGTCGATGAAGATGGTCCTTTCAAAGTTGCTTGTGAATGTAAGCAATGCAAACGGATTAATAGACAAGAAGCCTGGGAATACGATCACGGTATGTATGCTAGGGAGGATTTACGATGAATATTGCAAGTACAAGGTCTATTTCACAGTACGCAGATGATTTAAGACAAAGATTATTAGATCCTAATGATAAAGTGGCAATCTTTGAGTTAGCACAAGCTTTAATCGCTATCAATGTTGATTATAACATCAAAATGAGAAGTGCGTAATGAGTAAATGTATATCAGAATATATAGATGACTGGTGTCAAAGCACTTTTGGTCATACCAATTGGGAATTCTATAATGTTGATAATATAGATGACTACATTGAAATATTTGAAGATTACAATATAGCAGTATTTAGACTTAATAGAGATGAATATGAAGAAGAAAAGTATATGAGTTATACTAATCAATTTGAACAAATATAAAAGGAATGCCTAATGAATAGATCAGAGTGTTGTGGAGCAAAAGTGTATGATGACACGGATATTTGCTCCGAATGTTTAGAACATTGCGATGTTTGGGAGGATAAAGAATAATGAATAAAGATTTATACAGTCAATTAAAGAGATGCAAAAAAGACATAGTAGGATACTACAGAAAGCATAAATGTTTTCATTATCCAACAATGGAATGGTTTGCATCTGTTTTTTCAACACATAGAGAAATGATAAAAGCTTTAAGCTTTATGAAACATGAAATAAATAAAAATGAATTCACTTCAAAAGATTTTGAAGAAATTTATAATAAATAAACCAAAAGAGAAAAAAATGAGAAAAATGCAAAGTAAAAGTGGTAAAACCACTGTAAAAGTAACAAGACACATCACATTAGTAAATAAATGGGAATATTATATCGTAGATGACGATGAAATGCAATTTGAAAAGAATAGTGACATTCAATTTGCTTATGTAATCGGTTTTCATCCTGAATTTGGTACTATTTCTCTTGAAGAGATAGAACCTTACATTATTACAGATACAAAAAATCTAAATGAAGCTTATCCTGCACCAAATTGGAGGTGGATTGATGAGTAAAACAGATACAGGAACTACGGTAACAGAAGGAATGACATTACCTCAAAAATTCAAAGAAAAATGGATAGATGGGTTAAGAGATCATAAATATGAGCAAACCGAAGAAATATTATATGATTGTGGTGCATTTTGCGCTCTTGGAGTTGCTTGTCATCATGCAGGAGATATAAAAATAAGTGAAATAGTAGGTCTTGCATCAATTGAAAACAATTTCATTAAAAAACACAATCTACCCAAAGAATTCGGCAACCAAGACCTTCAAGATTGGATTGTTGAGCTTAATGACAATGAATATTGGAATTTTGATGCAATAGCCGATTGGATTGAAGATAATGTGGTGGCAATATGAATAATTGGGTAAAAATGACTAAAGTTCCCGATAAAAAGGTAAATAAAGCTCCATTAGACAGAGAATATGTAAAAAAAATGTATAAAGCGTCTAAAAAAAGCCACAAAACCAATGGTTTAAAGCATCCGTCTATAGGAGAGATAAAAAGAATGATACAATCAACAAATGAAGAAGAAATATGGAATAATGACACTTATGAAGCAAATGTTCGATGTATGGATATAAATGCAGGGTTTTATCATTTAAGCATTAAAAACTTTGAACGATCTACGGATATATCCTGGCAACATAAGCAATGGATTAAAAATGATATTATGGGTGATGAATATGAGGGCGTTGAACTTTTCCCTGCTGAATCAAGAATGTTAAATACTGCCAATCAATATCATTTATGGTGCGTTCCAAAAGGTGTATTTAGTATGGGTTGGCATGATCAAAGATTGGTTTCATCTAATAATCCAATAGATAAAGGTAAGCAAACACTGGAGGTACAATAATGTTCATAATAAGCATATCTGAATTGGCAATAAACGTAATTGCTTGGCTACTTTGTGCAAATCTAGCCATTTACACTTACGATAAAATAAAAGAGAGGTATAAAAATGGGTTGGGAAGTAATAAAAGATAAAGAAAGTGAAACAATAGGCTTTTTCTGTAATACAGCAGATGTATGCTTTGGACCAATAATCTATAATGAGGATAAACAGCTAGAAAAACAAGAAATATATAATCACTTTATAGATAAAGATCCGAGACTGCTAACAGAAAACGAAATAAGAAATGAAATATATGATTTAATGGAAAGGAAAGAAAAATGACAACTGAATCTGATATAATCATTGATACTATGTATGGAGAAGTCTCTCCTATTCTAGATGATGCAATCGATGACGCAATTGAAACTATTATACAAGAATTCGATATCTCATTAGTAGATGCCGAAAAAATACTCGACGCTTGGTTTAATGATTCTGCCCCAAGTGAACGGTTTATCGCAAAAAATGCAGAACAAATCATAAAAGAGGAAAAAAACAAATGTCTCTAATCTCAATCAATAAATTCATCTCTGAAGGCAATGTCCGAATAGACAAAGTCCAAAAGAGCAATGAAGACTATAAAGCTTTGAAAAATAACATCAAAGCAATAGGTATACAAACTCCTGTCACCTATCGTGAAAACGAAAATGGCGATTTTGTCGTCATCAATGGTCATCAACGATTGCAAATAGCCAAAGATCTCAAATTAAAAGAGATTCCAGCGTATTTAAGCAATGGAGAAGTCGATGATTTAACCAAACAGTTATCAACCAATATGTTTACAGTACCAATGTCTCACTTGGACGCATCATTTGCAATAGATCAGATGGTGGAGCAAGGTATTGTAACTACAAAGAAAGCGTTAAAAGCTAAATTTGGGAAGAGTTCTGAATGGGTTGATGTAGCACTCGCCTTCTGCAATATTCATCCGTTAATTCGTGAATATTTCAAAGAATACGATGGATCAGATGAAATAAAAGAATATTTAATTAAAATATCTAAGTCTACTATTACACAACAAGAAATTGAAATTGAAAATATAATGGCTGATTTCTTATCTGATAGTGTTGAATATGATAATGTAAGCAAATTAAAACAATCAGACTTCAATGATTTTGTAGCAGATTATGGATATTATAATTCTAGTGGCATGACTGATTTCTTAAATGATTTATGTAGAGGCTTAGAAACAGATGAAAACAAATGGGAGTTCATATGCAAAGTAATTGGTAAAGAAACTTTCAGAGAATATGAAGCAAGTCACGATGTAACTCATGAATATCAAAATACTTTGTTTCAAGAATATGCAGATACACAATGGTGCCAGGAAAATTCTTTTCTTGCAGAAGTATTCTTAGCAGAAACCCCTATTGGTCATTTTCTATTGGAAAAAGACTTACCTTATGCTGAAGAAAGAGATTATAACGGACTTAGATTTGATTTTGGTACTACGGTAGCAACATTAAAGAAAAATCTAAAAACTGAAACAGGTGTAGGATTAAAAAGTATTTCTATTGATGGATGGTCAGGAAGTGTATTTAATCCTTATCTAAGCTATACAATCCTAGAAGAATCTCAAGAACCTGAAAGTTATGAAGATGAACATGGTGAAGAAGATACTTATGATGAAGATACAGATAAAGCCACCGACAAAGATCCACATTGGTTAAAATACAATAAGTTCAACAAGGTTGCAGCTCCAGTCATTGAAAAATATCTATTGGATAATATAGATCCATTAAGATGTGATGAATCTGGATTAAATGAAATTGCAGAATGGGTTATGGCTTCATTGCAAGACAGACCTAGTTTTGATATTGGTTGGTACGATGAAGAAGAAGGCGAAGGTCATCCTCTTAAAGATGTGTTTAATAGAAGTGAAAACCATTCAAATGATGATTTAATTCAAAAAATGGCAACTCATTGGTTTCACAAATACTATCCAGATGCAGATTTTAGACAATTAGATGAATTATTAAAAACGCAAGGACTCAAGTCATGTAAGGAAATCCTTAAAGACACTTATGACAGTGAAAAAGAAGAAATGGGAAGTCTAAATGGAATGGTATTTCGTAAAGCATACTTAAGTGTTTTAAGCAAAGCTGAATTGGTTGAATTAGAAGGTAGTCAAGATGCTAAAACAATGACAAAATCAAATCTAGTTCAGCATGTAGCAAATCAAGAACAAGATGAGTTACCATTCTTTGATCTTGTATGCACCAATCTAGGTAGTGGATCTAACGATTTAGGAGGATATTTAAAATGAACCAAACCGAAAGAAAATATCTGATTGATCGTGTAGATAAGATTTCATTGGGTTTAAATAGTCAATTGAATGGTGAATTAGGAAAACATTGGTCAATTAAAAATGCTACAGTTACTGCGATTACTAAAGGAGAAGTAAAAATACAAAAAGACTATAAAGAAATAATCATAGATAAAATTATGAATGGTCATTCTTATGGTCTCAATGGTATAGGATCTATAGATATTGTAGATCTTTTGGATGGATTTGTAAAGTTAAAAGATAAAGTAGATCAACATAATGATGCTAAGGACGATAAAATAAAAATAGCAAGACAAAAGCTAGGAATGGAAACAGATAGACTTCGAGATATTATGGCAATGGATCAAGAGTTAACTCAAGAATCTGCAGTTTCATACTTGCAGGATTTTGAAAAGTACATTTTGTTGTAACTCCAACAAGATAGGTGTTTAGGGGAATGTTTTGTAAATTTAAGGTAAGCAATGGACCCGTTTTTCAAACGTTCCCCAACCCTATAAAGGAGAATTGAACAAGTGTATAAAAGTCTAGATCCGACAATACTTCAATCAAAAACAGTCCGTTACATTATAGAGGTCATGGACAACCTCTTAGAAAACAATGTAGTGGCAAATAAAGATACAAAAAGTAAGGCAGAGTTTATACTGCGAGAAGCATATAAAGCAGATTACTTACGCCTAAACAGACAAGGAAGACCAATAAAAAATGAAAAAAGCAACAGAACCAAAAACAAACAAGGGGTTATTACCCTACCCTAAAAAAGAAACCAAAAAAGAACAGCTTTTAGAGGAAACTGTACTTCAAATACAAAATCCTTTCTTTTATCATAAAATTTATAAAGGAAAGAAAAATGAAGAACAATAGAATATTTGATACAGTAAAAGATATTTTAGAAAATATTCCCCAAACAAGAGAAAGTGATCCTTATTTAGAGTTTCAATTTTACAAAACAACTATTCCCAACTTTAGACCTTCTGTGGGGAAACCAATGCCTGTAACTGAATTCTTTGAACAATTGCATCATAAAAACTTACCATCAGGTTCTTCCATACGAAGAGCAAGAAGATTGATAATGGAGCATTATGTTGAATTGAGAGGAAAAAACTACAAACTAAAGAAAACAAAAGGCGTTGAAAAGATGCAAAGTTTTGTAAAGAAAAAAAGAAATGATGAGCCTCAAATACGATCAGCTAGGAGAACTTTAAATGGACATCATAGAAGTATATAATCAATACCTAGAACAAACCAATATTGAAACAGGAATTCAAAGGAAAAAGGAAGCAAAAAAACGATATAGTGCTAGTGGAGCTGGAATGTGTTTGCGAAAACATTATTACGGAGTAAACAATTACGAACGAATAATACCTGAAAGTCAAAGCTTAAGAAATATGAGACTTGGAACGGTATTTGGTGCTGATGTCGAAAAAGCAATGAAATGGTATAGATTGTTTCAGCAATCAATGGGTTATGATGTTCGTATTGCTACCGAAGGATTTGTAGAACACCCTTCCCTTCCTCTTTGTGGACATTTTGATATCTTAGTAGTTGATGAAAACAAAAAAGGACAGCTTGTAGATATTAAAACTGCTCATGGATTCAAATTCAGTCAATTATTTGGAAGAAAGAAAGATCCAAATCCTTCTACCAATTACCAAATGCAACTAGGCACATACGCTTGGATGCTAAATGAAACCAAAGAATACTGTGAGGAAGTCACAAGTATGCAACTTGTTTATTACAATAAAAACGATGCTATGATGAAAAGTCTAAATGTACCATTGGATTTTATTGGAATTGCACAAGACTATTGGGAAATGCTATTGGAAAACGATGGCAACCTCCCTCCTCTTGGAAATATGGCTCCTGCATACGGATGGGAATGCGGTAAATACTGCGATTTTCGTCAACATTGTGATTCCCCACTATTAAAAGACAAAGACAAACCAAAAAGAAAACCAAAGGAGGTATTAATTGCCTAAAAAAGCAACAGACTCAATCGTTGTCAATGGTGAAATGCAACTTGCTATTGAAAAACGAACAACAATCTCTAATACAAAAACACCAAAACAAATGATCAAAAAGAAAGGCGATGGATTTGATTATGTAGAAGAAGGATATATGAGAGCCATGTTGGATAAAGTCTATCCAGATTGGTCTTGGTTACCTACTCCCAATGATTCGGTTCAGTTTCTTGGATCGGAATGGGTAGTTGTTTCAGGTGTTTTAGAAATAACAGAAGAAGAAAGTGGTCGTAAAAGAAGATTCTTTAGTCCAGGGGCTGCAAGAGTGCAGTTCAAAAAGAATCAACCTCATACAGTAGAAAACGTCATTGATATTGACAAAAACGTTGCAAGTGCAAATTCTATGGGATTTAAACGAGCTTGTAATCGTTTGGCACATATTGCAGATGATGTATATAGAAAACAAGTACGAACAGATTTTATGACCGAAGAACAAGAAAAATCATATGATGATCTTCTCAAAACTGCAAAAGACGTAGGAATGAAAATGACTCGTTTGGCGCAATGGAGAAATGCAAAAGAAACCATTTATCAAAGTAATTATGTAGATGCGTTTAATTCATTTTATGAAGAAGTAAATCATTTAGAAAAACAAACAAAAAAAACCAACAAGGAGACTAAATAATGCCAATACCTTTTGATAAAACAACAGTAACAATGGAAAAGAAAGAATTTACCCCTATTCCAGAGGGAAAATACTTTACCAATATTACTGAATACAATGAGCCGAAAGAAATCACTACTAGAAAAGGTGCAATATGTGATGTCTTAAAGCTTACCCTGTCTATTGATGGATCCAAGCATCCTGACTTAGAAGGAAGAAAAATATGGGCAGATGTATGGATTACCAAAACAGTAAATGGTCAAAATCCAAGCTCTAGCGATAACGTCAAATTCTTTAAGTTTTTGGAAGCTATCGATTATCCTCTTGATAATGAAGAAGCTGAAATCGATGGAGTCAAAACACCTGTTTTATTACTTCCTCAAGGTGCAGAAGAAATCTTTAGTGAAGAAATTGAAGGGAAACCTTTAATGGTCACTACTTATATAGATAATTGGACCGATAAAGAAGGAAAATTAAGGCAAACCGCAAAAGTTAAATACTTTGAAAAATGGGAAGGTGGCTCTAAAATAGAAGATTTAGACGATTTACCCTTTTAAGCACGCTTAACAAACCTCGTGGGGTAGAATTTCCTACCTTCGCTCCGCAAAGCAAGTAGGTTACTCACAACTACAAACTTTCTGCCCCACATAACTTTAAAGAACATATGAAAAAAGAAAATAAAACTAAAGAAAAAGACGTTGCAACTACAACAAAGCCTCATTGCATTTTGTGTGATGATTCTTGGTGTGAAAAATGTTATGAAGAAAAAACAAAAAAGGAAACCAAGAAAAACGATAATCCTATTACTCTAGTGGAACTCAGTTCTATAGAACTCTGTAGAACTCATCGTACTCAGAGTACGCAAAGTACGCTATCGTGAAATACAAATGCCCTGCTTGTGGATATAGTCCAAATAAACAGGATGCATTGGTAGAAACTCGTCTACTATTTAACAATTTTCCTAAAGATATACAAAAACATCTAAAGGAAATCATTAAAGTAGTAAATAAAACCACTTATTCAGGTCAAATCCCTGTGGAATACAAATACAGATTCATGTATGGATTATCGGTAATTAATCACGATAGCATCCGTAGAACTATACAAATATGGAACAGTGGTCAATATGGAAAACAAGGCAAAAACCTTATCTACTTTGTTGCAATTGCAAAAAACAAACAAGAAACCGAAAAAGCTCAATTAAAAGGAGAGCAATTAATCAGAGGTCATAATCCTCCAGACATAACAAAACCAAAAGAAACCATAAAGGAAATAAAAACAAATGACAAACTCAAATTCAAAGCAACAGCAAAAAGAAGATCGTCCAAATTTTAGTTTTGGATGGGAAGTCGAAAAACGAGATGTGTATTATAAGTCTCCTGTTTTGGGAACTGAACATGTAGGAAATCTTATTCCAAATCGCTATGCATTGGTCCGTAATGATAACGATCATTGTTTATCATTAGTATCTGACAGATATCAACCCTTTTACAATAGAAGGTTTGAAAAGATTGTGAATTCTTATATTGAGTTAGGTAGCTCTAGTCCTATCAAAAAAGAATTTAATGGTGGTGGTAGGTTGTCGGTTCAATTAAAAAATGAAGGAATTGGAACTGAAGCATTAACTGGTCAGATTATCAATGGGCAAGGCATCAAAGTAGACGATACTCATAAAGGGTATATCACTATGATAAATGGACACGATAAAAAAACTCCGTGGCTATTTGGATTAACTGTTGTTCGTATTATTTGCACAAATACCTATGTAATGGCATTAAAAGATATGCGAGATGGAAATGCATTGTTTCAAGGTAAACATCTGAAAAGTTCTGAAATAGATTGGGAAGTTATGGAGCAATCCATTCTTTCAGCTTCTCAAACCATGAAGGACCATATGTTTCAACTCGAACAACTAAAGAATCAAACTTGGAAGAAAGAAGACAATAACAAATTCTTTATGAGTGCTTTTGGATTGAATTCTAAAGGACAAAGTAAATACGGTAAACGTATGGAAGGATTGCTTTGGAATTTCAATATTACATACAATAAATACGCACAGCAATTCGGATCGGACAATAAATATACTGTTTTCAATGCAGTAACTCACTTGGTAGATCACGATGCTAGTGATAAACAAAAAGAACGTGGATGGAGTAGTGTTGGAAGAGGTCAAGCAATTAAAGATCGTGCTTTCAATATGCTTTTATCGTAAATTAATCTCACGCCTAAAAAGGGAATAGGACGGATTCCCATCTTAAGCAACAGATAACAATCATAAAATATCAATAGGGATTCCCTTCGTGATTCTCTTTTTGTTCGAACATAGAATAATTCTTAGAAAAAAAGAGTTAATCAAAGAATTAAAGAGAATGACAAATGTATTTGTAAATACTGCGGATGGCTTCGTGGGAATCCTTTATTGATTGAAGGAGAATGAACAAACGTATGCGACAAATTAAAGACGCAAATGAACTAAACAACATTATAGAAAACAACCCTTATATCTTATCACTTGAACCTGAAGAAACAAATGTCTTAGTTGAAGTTGTTACTGATTTCCAAAACAGGAATTATGAAAAAGCACCTAAAACAGAATCTCTCTTAAAAGCACTAAAAGAAATCCAAGTTGGTCAAAAAGATATACCCGTATTAGAACCAAATTGTGATATCTGCGAAGATTGATCAATGGGGAAACAATATCTAAGTGTAGATGATAGCAAGATCCAAATTCAACCGAATTCATTGGATGCTGAAGAATCTGTGCTTGGATGTATACTAACTGACAATAACTGCTATGATAAAGTTGTAAGGCACATACCTGACTCCAAACCATTTTATCATAAAAAACATAGAATACTATATTCCATAATTCAAGGACTCTTAAAAGACGATGTACAGGTAGATGCTGTAACCGTAATGGCAAGAGTAAAAAAAGACAAAACAGAAGACTTTGATGCGTATTGGCTTACAGGTCTTATGGATATTGTATCTACAGCAAATGTAGAAAATCACTCGAAGATTGTATACGAAAAATACCTTCATAGACAAATCATAAAACAAACATACAAAATACAAAAAGTAGCGTATGATGATCAGTTTGGCTTTATGGAGCTTATTGAAAAGGTTCGTGATCTCAATGAAGAAGTAATGGATACCAAACCAATTAAAGACTTCGATTTAAATGCACTTGCAAAAAGCACCATACAATCTATTGGAAATGCAAAGAGCATGGTCAAGTTTGGATTCAAAACATTAGACAGTATGGCTGGTGGTATGACTCGAGGTGAAATTACGGTGATTGCAGGTAGACCTGGGCATGGTAAAACAACCTTTAGTATCAATCTAGTAAAAAAGCTATTGGATCAAGGATACAAAGTCTTAGTTCTAAATAGAGAAATGACCAATGAAGAAATGCTAAAGAAATTGATGGTATTGGATAGTGGTAAACTATCGTATCATCAAGTTCGTACTGCAAAGTTAACCGATACTTCTGCAAAAGAATTGGCAGATTCTGCAACATCGGTAACGGATAAATACAAAGATAACTTAATCATGTATGATGATGTAAGTAGTTTACCTGAAACAATTTCTATTGTTTCTAGAGTACGACCTGATATAGTTATTGATGACTTTATTCAGTTAATTAAAGTACCCAATAAAACCGATAGAAGATTCGAGATTGAAGCAGTCATGCAAGAATACAAATGGTTAGCAAAAAAGTATAAAATCATTCCTATTTTACTCTCGCAATTGAATCGTGATATTGAAAGAAGGATAGATCCCATACCAAAGATGTCTGATTTAGCAGAAGGTTCTTCTATTGAACAAACTGCTGAAAACATTCTCTTTATTCATTATGACTATAAAGTGAATTGGGATGCATCTCAGTATGGAAAAATGAAAACTCAAATTGTAGCTGCAAAGGTGCGTTACGGATCGTGTGGTATGTTTACAATTGGTGTGGACCATGACAAAGTTCTTTATCACGAAAACATTCCTGAATTAAACAATATGAATGACATGATTCATGTTCACAGTGAAAGTGAACTTAAAGAAGTCATTAGCAAATTCTCTCCAAAACAAGAGGCTGTATCGTTTGATTAACTCATTGCAGGCAGTCCCCTTCTTTGCTCCTCCTTTTTATGGGGGGGCTGTCTGTGAATGAAAAAAAGGAATGTTGGAATTGCACATATCAAAACATACCACCAGAAAGCTTTTTAGGAGAATGTTTGTATTTTGCACAAAAAGGAATGGACTCCAAACCTATCCCCCCTCATGTTGTAGACAGAGGATGCAAATATTGGAAAAGAAAAAAAGGAGAATCCAATAAAATGAAATCAAAACTAGGAAACATAATAAATGTGTTTGATGGGAAGATAATTCCATGAACAAAGAAGTCATAAAATTAATTGCAGATAGAATTGAAATAGGGAAACGAGAATATGCAGATGAAATTGATCCTCACGATGGTAGAGATTGGGAAAAAGAAACCTTAGAAGAATTGCTGGATGCATGCGTATATCTTGCAACTGCAATCTTACAACTTAAAACCAAAAAAAAAGGTATTCAGAACGATCCTGAATGCTAAAAAATATAGCACAAGCTAAACACAATGTATTTGGAAATTTTATTCAAACTAACTAAACAAACACATAAACCGTTTAGCTTGTGGCTATAAACTAAAAAGGAGTAAACATGAATGAATATCTATGGAGCGAATTAATCAATCATAGACACGATATAATGATTCCTATAACCATTATATATATAACCATTCTTTATTATTTAAACAAAAGAGCAAGACAAATAGATCTTGGCGTATACGAACCATCATGGTTAGTTAAAAAAATAACAGAGGTATTTCATGGCGCATCCAAGTAAAAACAAAGGAAATCGTTTTGAACGACTTATTGTAAATATAACCAAAGATGAAGGCATTGAAGCCAAAAGAGCCTATGCCTCAGATGGCAGAGCTTTAGGTTGCCATGAAGAAGTAGATGTATTAATTGATGGAAAAATAAAAGTGCAATGCAAAACAAGAAAAAAGATTGCCAATTGGATGATGCCTAGTGAACATGTAGACATACAAGTTATTAAAGAAGATAGAGGTATTCCTTATGTGGTCATTCCTTATGATGATTATTTAGAGTTAATTAAAGAAACCAAAGTTAAATAAACATTTTAACTTTTGATTCTATTTTCATTTCTCTCCAATGAACTCTATTAAAAACTGAAGCTTGAATTTTTTTTTGATCCTTTGTTAAATAAACAATATTAAAAGGAATATAATAATCTCCTACCGCACTTTTCATTGCATTAAATAAAAGAGGAAAATTATCAGTATAATGTTTAAGAGAACTTTTTGTTTCTTTAGTCATTATAAGATCTATAGGATGCTCCTTTATTGTAAACCATTCCCCAATGCAAAAAAAAGAATTATTTAATTCATCCTCGGAATAATTTAATTCTTTAGCAATCAACTTAGTATTCGTTACAGAAGTAATCATCCTTTGTAGTTTAAATCCTTCAAACCTTAAACTAACTTCAAAAATAGAATCATATTCCAGCATATCCCATATGTTGTTTTCCAAATTCGCTTTTTGATTTGCAGCTTCAAGAGACTCAATTTGTTGTTTTTGCAATCCTACAACATATTTTAAATCAACACCTCCTTTAGAGTCAACCCTTACAGATTCTCTTTCTACGACTTTATTATAATACGATGTTAAAAGTTCTAGTTTTTTTAATGTTGGAGTCCCTCCCCTTGTCCAGTTATACAATGATTTTCTAGATATTCCAGTATTTCTTGCGATTACACTTAAGTTAATATCGGTATTTTTTAACCAATCAATAATAATATTTGCTTCTGTAGACATGATTTTTCTCCAAGTTTGACTAAAAGAATATAATAAAAGTCACCATTTTTCCCAATACTGGGAAACTTTTAAGCAATTTTTTTTAATTTCTGAAATTTTATATTATTTAAGTAAAACTTAATTTACTATATTAAAACGGAGATTATGAGCGGTTGCAGGGGCTTGAGCCAAACTTGGACGGGATGGTAAACAAGCCCCTTTTTGCAACCTAAGCAACAGACCTTGAACAAACAAGGAACTGTATTAGGAAGAACTCCTAATTCTTTATAAATTTTTTCAATTGAATCTGTGTAGGATTTCCCGTCCTCGTATAAAATACTTCATATATTAATACTAATTACCCATATGTGTAAACCCTATTATTTAAATTCAAAGTCAGGGACATGCACTGCCATTAAAGGTGCATAATGATTAATAGTTGTTTTGATATTCTTATGTCCAAGTAATTTTGACAATTTAAATATATCCCCACCTTGCAATAGGTACTCAAATCCAAACGTTCTACGCAAATCCTTAAACATCGCATCCTCAATTCCTATCTCTTTCGTATATTTACCAAATGCTTGTGTAATATGATAGGGTTCCCATCTCCATTTCGTTGTATCTACATTTTCTATTGATTTTTTAGCCTGAGAAGTTAGTTTAATTACCCTACGATCTCTTTTTCCACATGCAATCATAAAGTTATCTTGTATGCTTTCTATATTAAGTAACTCCCCTTGCCTCGCACCTGTATAATATGCAAACTGTAAAAATATCTTAGGAACAATAGAAGGTACTCCTTTTATAGATACAGAATCTTCATACTTCCCCCACATACATACTTCTTTTGAAGTAAACAATAAATCCAATTCTTCTTTGTTAAATACTCGAATCCTTCCCTGATCGTCATAATCATTAATAGGAAATGTTTTAAAGTTTACTTTGTATCTTTTGTTGGACCAGTTAAAAAACCCATTTAATGTTTTTGATTGAGACTTAATTGTTGCTTTATTGGTTGCAGTAATCCCTTTTTCACGATACCATTTGGTAAGAATATGTTTATTGGTTCCTTGCGTACTTAAAGACCAATCTCCTTTTTTTGTTTTGTAGACTTGGTATTTTTTTAAAAGTTTAACTGTACTTAGTGCAGATTTGCGAGTATCTTTTTTTCCATGTACAATTTGGTTGTATAAATCATTTTGAGCTTGCTTAACTCTAGTAAGCGCTACTTTCTTATCTTTAGTCCGCAAAGATTGGAAATAACGCTTACCATTTACCATAAGTGATGTATACCAGTATTTCCCATTTTTATACATAAAAAGTACAAATTTGCTAAAATACTGCTACATAGCACGTCCATTCGGACAACAGATTTTAAGTCTGCAGTGTCTACCAATTCCACCACCCAGGCAACTATCTTTGTAGC